TCGTAGGGCAACAAAGCCAGCCGCTGCCGTGCCGGCAAAGCCTCGGCAAATCAGCGTCAAGGTGGGCGCCTACATTACCCATCCACGATACGAAGCAGTCGCTGCCCGCAACATTATTGAGGGGGCACTGAAGCCGCTTAAAATCGACCTGCACTGCTCGCAAGGAGTGTTTTGGGGCCAGTGTATGCAGCGAATGTTTGAGCATGCCGTGGAAAAAAACATTGATTGGATTCTGTCGATTGACTCCGACAGCCTGTTTACCACCAAACAACTGCAGCACCTCTGTGACGTGTTTGCCCAAACACCAGATGCTGACGCCATGGCTGCATTGCAATGCCGACGTGGCGGCAAATACCCACTGATGACTGTTGGGGCAAACAAAGAGCAGACGGTGCAGGTTGGTGGGTTGCCGATTAAAGTCACAACCGCCCATTTTGGGCTGACCTTGCTGCGCGTCAAGGCGTTTGCGGATTTGCCGAAGCCGTGGTTTCATTCTGAGCCCGGCGCCGGCGGTGTTTGGAATGATGACCGCCTCGACGACGACATCTACTTTTGGCACGTTTGGCGTAAGGCCGGCAAAAGCATTTACGTGGCGCCAACATGCAGGATTGGACACCTTGAAGAAATGGTGGCGGTGTTTGATGACAACCTGCAACCGCAGCATGTCTATGTGCACGACTGGCGAAAGGAAAATGGTTTATGATTGTCATGCTTCGCGAGTACAGATCGCACGCAAAAAACACGGTGACAAGCCTCGGTAAAGGGCTGGATGAAATTCTCGTTGCAAGGGGATACGCAAAATGGTTTACGGTCTCACAGGATTCCGCCCCAAAGCCCAGCCCAGACCCAGCCCCACGTTCACAGTTACATCAGGCCCCGCTGCAGAGCCGATTACGCTCGACGAACTCAAAACGCGCCTGAGAATTGGTGGCTGTGATTTCGACAATGAACTGTCGGATTTACTCAAGGCCGGCCGCGAACAAGTGGAGGCAGACACATGCCGCAAGCTGATCACGCAAACCGTCCGAATGGATATCGAAGATTTCGCCAGCCTGACAGGACCGATTGAGATTCGATTGGCTCCGATTCAGTCAATCACCCATGTTAAATACTACGATCAGGACGACGTTTTGCAGACCTACGACGCAGCAAAATACTACACCAATCTCACCAGCACGCCGCCGGAGTTGGTGTTGAAGCAATCACAGCAGTGGCCAAACACTGAGGAATATCGGCCGAACAAGGTGCAAATCACTATGGTGGCCGGATACGGCGCCGCAACGGCTGTGCCGCGCGTGGCGAAGCTTGCCATTGTTGAATGGTGCCGTGTCAATTGGGAAGGCTGTTCGCATGATTTGATAGCATACCAACGACTGATTTCTTCGCTGCAGTGGACCGCATATCACAAGGTGTGGACATGAAAGCCGCGTGTCGCCCGCGACCAGACAAGAAAATCACAGTGCAGCGATTGGCTGGCACCGCGGATTTAGCTGGCCACATTAACGGCAACACCGACGCAAACTGGACCACATACGCGACAGCATGGGCGACCGCACAAACCAGAGGTGGGCGCGAATTTTGGAAAGTGCAACAAGTGGAATCAACCGTGGACACTGTTTTTCGTTGTCCATGGACCAGAACGCTTGAACAGGCAACGCCTGCGATGCGCATAAATTACGACGGCACGATTTACGAGATTCTCAGTGTCGTTAATGTGGATCTGGCTGATGACATTGTAGAGTTCCAGTGCAGGAGGCGGACAACATGAAGGCAATGCCGACAGTGTCCGGGCTTGCACAAATCATCGCCAGCCTGCGAATGATGGCAGGCAATGTGCCGTACAAGGCAATGCAGCCGGCAATCAACAAGGCAGCGCAATACGCAGCAAAGCAAGTGAAAGCATCGGTGCCCGGCCGATACAAAAGCGTACGTAGGGCAATCGGCTGGCGTGCAAAGAAAAAGAAATTCAACAAAGGCGAGCCCGGAGCAAAGGTTGGCGCAGGCGTTGGCCGCAGCCGTGCCACAACACAAAAGGAACGCAAAGGCAGGCCCGGCGTTGGTATTGACGCACGCAACGTGCATTGGTGGTTTTTGGGCACAGATACTCGATACACGGGCACCAAACGCAAGCGAGTCGGTGGCAGGCGTGGCCGACGCGGATGGAAGGGTAAGGCGACCCGCATTGATACGGGCAAAATGAAAGCCAATCGCGGCTTCATGCCTGCTCAATCACAACCCATCGATGTGATCGTTTCTCGTGCAGCAGGCGGCATGAAAACCATTATTCGCACATGGGTGGCTGTCGGCATCAAACGCGAGGCAGAGCGGGCAGCAAAAAAGGGGCGGCGCAAATGATTGGCGGCATTTTGAATTTACTGGTAAACACGTCGGCTATTTCGGCAATTGTCGGTGCTCGCATTTACATCAACAAGGCACCGCAGCGGGCTGCTGTGCCCTATTTGATTCTCAGCCAGTTGAGCAGCGAAGAGTATTTGTCACTTGACAGCACTACCAGCAATCTTCGCGGCATCGTCGTGGACATTGATTGCAAGGGCCGCACATTTCCAGAGGCGCAATCACTGGCCGAAGCAGTAAAAACTAGGCTGACAGATTACAGCGGAGCGGCCGGAACATTTACCGTGCGGGCCGCAATCTTCAACGACGAGACTCACGACTACGAGCCTGCAGCCGATGGCTCAGATAACGGCGTGCACGTGATTACCCTTGATTACGATTTCCAGTACAGTCCATAAGGAGTGAAAGCCAATGGCAAAACTGCCCGTCAAAAACACGATCATCCAACTCAACACCAGCGGCACGACATACGCCGCAATCGCACAGGTCACTGGCTTTTCAGTCAGTGGCACTGAAACCGAGACCTACGAATCGCGAACACTGGATGGCTCGGTGGGCATTCCGTACGATCCCACCGGATACGCCGAAGGCGGCAGTGTTACACTCGATCTGCTATGGGATCCTGCACTGGCAGGGCATCAAGACCTGACAGACCTGATCACGGCCGGGCACCTGACGACCAACGGACTGCCGAACGACAAAAACTGGAAGATGATTTTTCCAAACACGTCCAGCACGGAATTGAGCTTTGTGTCCTCGGGCATCGGGTTTGAGCTGACTGGCGAGGCAGCCGATGGCTTGCGGGCGTCCGTCACACTGAAGATTGATGGCATCCCAACCTTCCCCACGTAGGTGATCCATGAAATGTAAAACGACTCGTGATTTGCACGTTGCCGATTCGTGGCGAAGTCCGCTTATCACGCTGATCAATGGCCGGCGGCGCGTGGCTGCCGGCACCTTGATTGACCAGCACGAACACCCGGAAACGGATTGCGTGCGATTGGTCAAAAACGGCGAGGCTGTGCCGATTGACGATGAGTGCCGCGTGGCATGCGGCATGAGTCCCGAACAAATCGACGCAGCGCAAGCCGCACAAGACAAAATGCATTTAGCTTTAACCGGAGGCAGTGATAATGACGCGAACGATATTGACACCTGAGTTGCTGCGAACGGCGCCGCGGCCGAAACCTGTTGATGTGCCATTGCCGGAACTCGGTGAAGGCGTGGTGGTGCCTGTGTGGCCGATGACCGCTCGCGAATGGACTCAGTTTCAAAGCGAGCAGCAGGGGCCAGACGGCAAGCCGAACACAAACGTCAAATTGGTGCGTGAGCGATTGGTGGTCAAATGCTGCCGCAGTGACGACGGCACGCCGATTTTCACGCGAGCGGATTTCGATATAATCGGCAGTACATCAGCAGCGATTGTAGAGCGGATCGTCAATAAAGCATTGGAGTTGTCCGGTGCTCGTGAATCTGATCTGAAAACCATCGAAAAAAACTCCGACACGACGCAGGGAGGATGACAGCCCTGCGTCTCGCTGAGCATGTTGCACACACAACAGACGTTGATGAAATGCTGGACAATATGACACCACAGCAATTTATGGAATGGCAGGCAAAGGACCGCGTTGAGCCTATCGGCGGACGTGGCGCAGCCGACATTTTGGCAATGCTGGCAGCCGTCGTAGCGAATGCTGTTGGCGTGAAATCAACGACAGGCGACAAGTTGACGCCAAACGATTTTGCATACTGGAAGGACAATCCTGAACCGCCTGCCGCAAGTGCCGACGCTGTCGCCTTCGCGCTGCAAATGATTGGAGCATCCTTTGGCCGCGTTGGGTGATTTGGTTGTCAATTTGTCTGCAAACACCGCCATGCTGAGCAGTGGGTTGGCTCGGGCCACTGGAATGCTGAGTAATTGGGCAAAATCTGCAGGCGGAATGGTTAGCGGCGCGTTATCCCGCATGATGTCCTTTAAGGGGTTAATGGCTGGGTTTGGCGGCGCAGCCGGAGTTGGTGGGTTGCTGAAGATGGCCGCCGATGTCGAAACGCTGGGCGTGCAGTTTCGTGTACTCACCGGATCTGCTGAAACAGCCGCAGCCCTGATGGCCGACATTCGCACGTTTGCTGCAGAAACACCATTTGAGTCTGGCGAAATCGCAGAGGCCGCCCGATCGCTGGTGGCCTTTGGAACGCCGGCAGAGCAAGCCGTGGGGACGCTGCGAATGCTGGGCGATGTGGCCGCAGGTGTCGGCATGCCACTTGGCGAGCTGGCGGAAATTTACGGTAAAGCACAGGTGCAGGGCCGGCTATTCGGCGAAGACATCAACCAATTGACCGGCCGCGGGATTCCCGTCATTTCCGCACTCGCGTCAACCATGGGTGTTGCAGAGTCGGAAGTCAAGAAGTTGGTTGAGGCCGGCAAAGTTGGATTTCCACAGTTGCAAACTGCGTTTCAATCAATGACCGCAGATGGCGGACAATTCAATGGGCTGATGGAGCAATTGAGTACCACCACGGCTGGCAAGTTTTCCACGTTTGTGGATAACGTAAAGCAACTCGGAGTGACGATTGGCACAGCCTTGTTGCCAATAGCCAACGAGTTGCTGGACTGGGCAATTGGTTTTGGCCCGCAAATGGCAACAATCGGCAAGGTGCTTGCAGTGCTGGCCCAAAATCTTGGCCTGACGTTTGGCACGATGTGGGAGACCGTAGTTGATTATTCAACGGCCGCCCTGAATTACATCATCGACGCCGCATCTGTGATGGTGCAAAACATCGGTATTCAGGTTAGCAATATGCTGGCAAGCGTAGAGGCGTCCAGTCGTCAATTGGGTGAAGAATTAGCGTATGCACTGGGATTGTCTGATGAAGTGCTGCAGATCGGGCCAGCATTGCAGCGACAGACGATGGAAATGCCCGCATTTATTACCCCAGAACTCGGCCCAGCCGGCGCACAATTGGCCGACAAAATCGCAGAGGCAATGATGCCCGAACCAATGCCGATACCGTTCGCGGAAAAAGCGGCTGCAGCGCCACCTGTGATGGCAGAGCCACCAACACCAGACAAAACAATGCAACCGCAGTTGACAGCAGCAATGGAGCAGGGCAGCGCTGAAGCGTACTCCGCAATTGTGCAGGCAATGAACCGCAGTGGTGACCCGCAGGTCAACGCCGTCAATAAAATGAATGCCAACCTCGGCAATAAACTGGACGCAATCATCGATAAACCCGCCGCGGAATTTCAGGTGGTGGAGGCTCTCATATGACAGTTAGCTACGTCGGTGAACTTGCCGAGGCCCGCACAGCAAACAACAGCAAGGGAATTCGCACATATGAGCGCGGATTTCGGCTGACGACATCAGCCCGCGCGGAC